GCGCCGCGTCCAACAGACTGGAGAGACGGGAGCCAGACACGGGAACAACGGGGGCCTGTGTGGGATCCACCGGCCACTCAACACTCAAAGGGTCCGTGACGAGGTCAGGCAAGTCCCTGAGCTCCTGGCGGTACGCGAACCAGGCGTCCTTGCGATCCTGTGAGAGGTGCGCGTCGGACAAAGCCGTCCAATCGGTGGCGGCCAAACGCCGATTCCTCTCCGTGCGTAGGGCGGTCCAGGCGGCGGCGGTCACGGTGTCGACGTCGAGGGAGATGACCCAGACGTCATCAACCAAGGAAACCTTGAGGGGCTTACCCTCGAGTCCGTCTGGGATGGGGACGGTGACAAAGTCGGCCCAGGCGCCCCCGTGGCGACTGGCACCTGGAGGGACTTGACCGACTATGGTAGGACCCGCGGGGTCAATAACAGCCTCCATTCTATTACTAGAGCTCATTATTTATTTGGACGATGCCCAGAGACGGTGCGGTGGTGTTTGTATTCGTCAGTAAATATGGATAGCCGAGGGTCAATGAGGCACTACCGACAGTAACTTGGATGCCCACCCCATATGTAGCCGCGGCGTCTCTTATTATAGCAGTTGCGTTTATGGCGTTCCACACTCCCGAGAGACTGCCAACAAGACGTATGGCCGCCACATTCGAGACGGCAATAGTGGTCGTTGATATGTCGCGCAAGGGGACCGGAAGGATGCATTGGAAGTTTGCTTGGGTGGTGCTCGCTGCGATTCCTGTACTAAGATACTCTAACCCCACGGTACCACCCAACTTCGCAAAGTACCTCTGACACAGCGCCAACTCGGTCGCGTACGGCCGTTGCTCCCACGGAGTCGCGACCGTGCCCTTCTCGAGCTGGACGCCTGTGATCGCGATGGAGGTTCCAGCGTACGAAACCCACGGGTAATTACCGTACAACGTAGCTCCCGAGCCCCATGCCAGGGGTGTGCTCGTGATGACGGACGGATAATAAGGGGCTATATAGATCTGAACGCTCCCTGAAGTGCCCGAGTTCCAAGATGACCCGTTGGGTGGTGGGGGGATCGTGTACGTGTAGTACTGCCACACTCCTGAATTTGTAACGGTAAAAGGAATGTTGTAATTTGAATTGCTGTAACCGTAGTTGCCGATACTCACGTTAAACTGGCTTCCAGTGGGTACGTTGGACCGGAACCAGAATGAGAGGGTCACGGGGCTCCCGAATGATGCACCCCAATTGAAGTCCTGAATATTGTACCCCTCTATGAAATGACTGGGCAACAGGTAACTTGCAGTGACTGCAGAGTTCACGACGACATTGGCCGCGTATCTGAACCCCATCTGATACGGAGTGTCTGAAACAGACAAAGTGTTTTGGTAATAAGTGACTGAACCAGATGAGATGCCCGCGCCTACCACGAATCTATCGATGACATATTGGTTAATGGTCGATGATATGCTAGAACTCGTCCCCCTCTGCGCGATCCTCATGTCGCCGTTGATGATGCGGTTGCGGAACGAGCCGAGGCCAGCACCTCCACTGATCGTGCCACTCACCACCAAATCGCCGGCAACCTCCAGAGCTCTCTGGGGGTTGGCGATGCCGACGCCCACCTTGGCATCGGACGTGACGCAGAGGGACTCTTCGGTGCCGTTGAGGGTGAGTTCGTATACGGCCATCCCGTATAAACCAGCATTACCAGTCAATTGACTAAACGCCAAGCGATAGAAGGTATATGCCTGAGTTGCCCCGACCGTGAAAGTTTGAGAAACCCTGTCAGTCCATGAAGTGATACCTGAACGCTGATCTACGAAATACCAGTTTGTACCATCCCTTGATCCCAGTAGAACCCAAACAACCGGGCTATACGGTGGCGTTGTGGATGAAAATGCATAAGACGTCAAAAGGACGGAAACGGGCATCTGAAGCTGAAGCCATTCACCGGCGTAAGCATTTCCAAGAACATCGACCGTTCGCGTGGAGCCTACATATCCATAAGGTGACGAATTGTTATAAAGAGTTGTTACACCTCCAACTTGCCAATAGCTCGAACCGGAAGTGGTCTTATCAAATACCCCCCACGCTGGATAACCACTTTGTTCCGTACTCGCACTCGCCACGTACTTACCCTGCCCGTAGGTGACCGAGCTGTTCGAAGTCGTATCGAGCAAATAGGAGGACATGGGCGCCGGGGGGTACGACTGGACTGTACGGGTCGCACCGAGGGAGGTGGAGCCTAGGCCCCGGCCCTGAATCTCCAAAGTGGTGCCGACTTGATTGCCCAAAGATTTGAGGAGCAAAAGAGTGTTGCGGTCAGTCACGAAGGGCGCCGAGCCGTCCGCCACGTTGGGAACCGTGTAGCTCGAGCCGGTGTACCGAGCCACGTTGGACACGCGGAGGTCGGCGAGGTTGCCGTTCAAGTAACTGGTCACAATCCAGTAAGCGCCAGATTGTACACTAAATGTCGGTGTGTATGCGAATCCTGAAGAAACGGCCGAAAATGAACCAACAACACTAGAGTTCACAGATGTGTAAACATTTGTACGGGCACCATCATACGTGACTGCGATGTGAGTCCACTGCCCTGTAGACATAGCATAATTTGAATACGCCATCTGTGTAGATCCGGCTGACTGTCCATAATAAAAATAGGGGGTTCCACTGGCAATGCCAAGCAGCCAGTCATACGAACCTGTAGACGCGGTGTGACGCGCAAGTATTGGAACAACCCCTCCAGGACTTGTTGTCGAGTTCAAGTACACCCACGCCTCAATAGTCCAAGGCGAGGCCCACAAGTTACTACAAAGAGCCGAAGACGCCGCATTGCCATAGTCGATGTAGCCGGTGCCGTCGAAACGGATCGAGTCGAGCTGCGGGTACGTGGTACTAAAGGGGCCGAGGACGTTGGACGTGACGCCGCCGACGGGCGTGGGGATGGCGCCATAAGAGGTGAGCTGACTCGGGACCACGGTGACGTCCTGGATGCTCGGGTAGGTTGGCAGGGGGTACTGGGAGTCGAGTTGCCAAGCGATTGTCGCGCCGGAGGGGACGGGGGCAAAGTTGGGGCTCAGGGTGCTCGTGAAGTTGCCGGTCGAGTAGACGTTCCCGAGTAGCGGGTTGCCCGAGGTGCCAAAGGTCAGTCGGGCCTTGGCGATGGCGAAGTTGGGGCCTTGGTTGGTGATGTATTGCCCCACTGAAAACGGAAGTCCAGCCGTTATCTGCAAAGTGGAAGTCATAGCGGGTGCGATCGTACCGTCGCCTGAAGGTGTGTAAGAGGTTCCAAATGCCTTGAGAGCCTGGAACACACCGTTGATTGCTATATAGACATTCGACCCGTTACTTTGAACCATAAGATGGTTCCACGTTCCTGTGGTGATTGTGCTGAATGTATTAAGACTGCGAACCGTTGATGACCCTTGATCCCAGTACAAACCCACTTGACCGTTTGTTAGTGCACCGAAACCCCAGTTATAATCACCCGTCCCTGGAACCGCGAAACGACCCATCATAAAAGGATAAGAGCAAGAGCTAAAATATGCATTAGAACTCGCCAAACTCGCGTAATTGACCCAAGCCTCCAAGCAGAACCCGTTGGTCTTCCAGTTTGTGTCGTAAGCAGTGTTCACCGCACTGTAATAAGACCCCACCGTCCCCGGCAAGGTCAAGCAAGGTCCATAGGGCGCGGTCGAGGCGCCCGGGAAGTACTGGCTGTTCAGGCTCATGAGTAGCGTGGGAGTTCCGGTGAGGTATGCGGGTTGAGACGTGCCAAAGGGGGCTGCGGCCGGTGACGCGAAGGTGGCCGTCGGTACGATGCCACCCGACCAGACGCGGACGTCGGCGACGTTACCGTAAAAGTTGCTCCCAAAGGGGTCGCCACCTATATAAATATTGGAACTTGCTGTAGACCTCAGAGTTCCTGTGATCGCACCTGTAGTACCACCCACGCCACCGTTCGTGAAAACGCGCAGTGCATTTGTTGCAGGGACAAAAGAGAAAGCAATATGAGTCCACCCGGATATGGCGCTTGCATTTGATGCGTTTGGAGATGACGCCGTAGCAGAACTATTCCAGCAAGTGAGTAAGGGGGCGCCGGAACTCAAGATGAAACTGAAATCGAATGTTGAAGAATTCAGGGCGCGTGCAAAAATGGTTTGATTGCCCGTGCTCGACGACTGATTGACCCATGCTTCGACGAAAAGATTGGAAGAGACGCTCGCAAGTGAGGCGGACGAACCAGCACCTGTAAAAATCACACCGGAGTTCGTCGTCCCGGGACAGTACAGAGCCTGTGTGATCGTGCCCGTGCCAGTGTTCGAACGGATCGTCGCCGCATTACTCAAATAATTGTTAATAAGCGAAGTGGTCGTGGTCAGAGGCACGGACCCCGTGACGTACGACCCGACGGACAAAGAGCCGGCTGGAACGCGCTTGGCTAGTATGTAGTTGTTCGACGACGCGTCCGAAGTCACAGTGACGTTCCCGACGAACGAGGTGTTGCCGTTGACCGTCAGGGTCTCGGTGAGCGCCGAGGGGTTGACGCCGCCTATGCCCACCGCGCCACCCGAATAAGTCACAGAAGTTCCCTGCTGGCTCCACGGGTTGGTCGACGGCGAGACGTACGACCCCACGGGTCTCAAAGCCACGTACGTAGAGACGTTCGACAAGGCGACGGTGGCTTGGGTACCGGGGAAGATGACGTCG